TTATTTAATCCAATTAACTGATTATCCATAAATCCAGATATTTTATCATTATTTATACATAACTTTGTATTTTGCTGTTGATTTATTATTCTCTCAAACTCATTATTTTCAATTTCTAGCCCTTTTTGTTGCTGAATGTTAATAAGTGCTTGTTTGTATATTTGTTGTGCATTATATTGTATTGTCATTTGAATATATTGTTGTAAATTAGCTTGTTCTAACAAATATAAAAATAAAGTCATATCTATAATTGATATTGACTTTATCTTATTTTGTGCTTTTAATACTTCTTGTTGTCCTTGCTCATAATAATAATTTACATCATCATAAATTATTTGTTTTTCATATTTATCTAATTTACTTTGTTCTTGTATATAAGCACCATATATTAATAATTCAAGTATTTCGCTATTTTTTACTCTAGTTCTATTATATATGTTTTTAGCTAATATTCCAAAATATCCTGTTAGAAGTTTTTTGTCTTTCCATTCTTCTATATATGTATTTACCATATTTTTAATTTTATTATCTGCTATATCATATACATTATTGCTGTTTAGATTTAATGTTTTGAATATCATCTGTAGATTGTTTTGTGTCTGTTTGTTTATTTTTTGATATATCTTTTTTAGTTGTATCATTTTCGAATTGTGATAATTCCATATCTTGTCCATCTTTTTCACTTCCTAACATTTGCATATTCTCCATATTCTTTTTCATATTTATTTCATTTTGATTGTCTATTTCTGCTAATTCACTCTCACTATCTAAATCAAATGGCAAATGTTCTATTACTGTTTTATCACTTAATAATCCTCTTAATTTTAACCAATTATCCACAATTTCTTGATTATTTTGTGGTAAATTTCTTGTTAGTATTATTTCTATATCTCTAAAATCATATTCTGTATTTTTCTTTAAATTTATTCTTGATGTTATCATTTCCCACATTCTTAATAATTCCTTTTTGAATAATTTATCAGCTTGCTGTAACACTTGATCAAGTGGAAAGAACTTTTTTTCTAATGCACTTGAATTGTCTGCATTTGTAAAACCTTGGTCTGTCACATTAGGTACTCCACTTATCATCAAAGCTAAATCTAAACATGTCTTTTTATGATTTTCTGATGCTGTGTCATTTATATTTTTTATTAACCAGTCTATATCTCCATCAGCCTTGTCTGGAATATAAAATACTTTAGCATTTAATATCGCTTCATCTTCTTGTGCTCTTAAAGGATTTTTTATCATTATAGGTTGTCCGCTATTATCTACTTTAGGTTCTCCATTTTCATATGTTACTGGAATCATTAAATCGCTATCAGGTCCAAATCCTATTATTTTTAATTTTGCATCATCATTATATTGAAATATGTTTGCATTGTTTCTTATCACTTGTTCATGTTTCTTTATTAATGTTATTACATTTTCAAACAATGCTAATCCATCTGGATTTTCTACTGCAAATATAGGTACATCATTCCATAAAACTTCTTTATTATCGTTTTCTTTTTCTTTAAAGTCTACTTTTGTATCTTTATTTATTGTTGTTGTTTCTATTCCACTTATATAATGTTTTTTATAGTTCTTTGTTATTAATTCTAAATGTATATCTAAACCACCTTTGTTTGAGTTCTCTGTCCAGTATCTTAATAATCCTATTTTCTGTGCTGGTGTCTCATAGTTCCATATTGCTACACTTGTTAAACTACTTGTATGTGCATATACTACTTCATTATCTTTGTTTTCATACACTAACCCATAACAAGCTCCTGTGTTAATGTAATCTTTTACACAGTCATAGAAAAAACTACCATTGTCATTATATTTTGTAATATAATCAATGATAGTCTGAAATTCATCTGAATTGTTTTTATCTCCAAATATTTTATTGAATATCTTCTTTAATATTCCTTTTTGTGTTTCATTTGTTTTCTTTACTTTATACTGTGGTTCTTTTCCACCAAAATAACCCGTTGCTATTGTAGATATATAGAACTCTAATGCTACTATCACATCGCTTATATCATATTTTCTTGTATACCTGTCATATAGATACTTTCTATGTTGTAATATCGGTATTGCTTTTCCCCATAATATATTTATATTACTATCTATATTTTTTTCGCTTAAAAATTCATCTGAATATTGTATTTTTTCTACTACTGACATCTTGTCCTCCTAAATTATTTTATTATATCCAAAACTTATTCTTTTAAAATTCATATCTTTCTCTCTACTATATCTAGTTTGGTCAATACTGTGATTATTGTAATCTGGATATTTACTTTTAAAGTTTCCATATTTGTCTTTTTCATATTCGTATGTACTAAATTCTTTTGCTGTGTTTGGACATCTTACTGGATCTATTATTATCTCTGTTAAATTCTGTAGCCATCTTATTCCAAAGTCAATACTGTCTGGTCCTTTTTTAGCACCTACTACTCTTATTTTTCCTAAGCTATTTAATTCATCTATACTTTTAGGTTCTGCACTATCTGCTGTTATTGTACTATTTCCTATTTTTACTTTTAGTATTTCTTCATGTAATCTTTTATTTGACATTCCTATTTTATATATTTCGTTAAATATATATAATTTTTTTCTTGTCTTATCATAATGATTTTGTCCATATGATACTGGATCTACTGCATAACCGAAGTCTATACCATCTGAAATATTGTCAAAATGCCTTATTTCTTCATCTGTTATTTCTCGTAGAATTATATTTGTGAATACTGCTCCTCCTGTTCCTGTTGGTTCTCCTAGATATTCATTTCTATATGCTAATTCATTTTCTCTTTTTAATGTTTCTGCTTCTATTATAAATTGTTCTCCTAGCCATTCAGTAGGTACATCTAAATATGTGCTTGAATGTATTAGCCTATCTTGTCTTACATTTATTACTTCTGCATTTACCCAATTTGCTATCATTTTTGGTGGATTATATGAATAAAAAACTTCGTAGCCATTTCCGACCACGAAGTAATGATTGTATTATACTTCTTATTTCTTCCATTCCAAAAAATTCATCTAGTTCTTCAAACCAAAGATATTTACAAAATCCTTTTTTAAATTTTGTTGATTTTATTTTTCTATAATCATCTTTATTGTTACAACTTCTAAATAATATTTGCTGTCCTGTTGGTTTATATACTAGTTTTAATGGGCTTACTTTTGCTTCCCAATATTCAGATACTCCTAATTGCTCTATTCCCCATAATATTTGAGTATAAACACTATCTGCTAGAGTATCTCCAACCTTTCTCATTGCTACCGCATTTGAATATATATTATTTTGTGCGTCTAACATCATCATTAGTGGTATAGTTATACCTATAAAACTTGACTTTGTGCTTCCTCTCCCACCTTTTAACCAATAATGTGTATGTTTATTCTCTAAGCAGTCATCTAGTAAATCCCAAAAATGTTCTGCTATTATATTGTATGGATTAATCATCTTTTTTTGGTCTTTCTATATTTATTATTGGTGGATTTAAGTTTTGTATTTGTTCTATTGGCTTTTCTCCCATTGTATCTCTAACTGCAATGAATGCTTGAGTACTTCCTTTTAATGCTTCCTTGTACTGTGCAAATACTATTGCATTTTTATTAGTACATTCTTCATCTGTAAAGCCAAATTGTTTCATTTTCTCTTTTATTTGTTCATTTGATACTTTTTTATCTAAATAGTTGTTAAATAGTTCGTTGAACTTTTTTCTTTCTGCTCTTACTTGACCTGATTTTTTGCCTGCTTTTTTTGCATTTTCTCGGCGTTGGCTCGGCGTTAAATCTTCATTTTTGATTAAATTACTTTCATTTGCCAATTCTTATCACCTACTTTTTTCATACTTTATAGCATAACCATATCCACCATTATTTTCTATTTTTATATTTCTTTTATTCAATATTGTTTTTATTGCATTTCTTTCATTTATGCTTAAATCTTCTAAATGTACTCCTGCATACGTTCTCGATTTTGACATTTTAGGTTCTTCAACTTTACTTAAATCTATATTAAGTTGATGTTTTATATATTCAAACAAATTTTTCTTATTATTTAAACTAATTTTATTTACTGTTGTATTATTTGTATCTGTATTTTTTTTTATATTTCTAAATCTACTTTTTAGTTTTATTGAACTTTTTGCTCCTCTTCCTCCCATTATTTCTTTAACCTTTCTGTTACTTTATTATCATAGTAAATTACTTCTATATCTCCATAGTCATAATCTAGTTTACCACCATATATTAAAATAGTAGATGGCTTAATTCTTTTTATAAACTCATCTACTCCATCTTTCCATATTTTTAATGCTTCCTTATTTCTTTTTACTCCTATTGTACTAATACTTACTATGCTTCCTTGAGGTATTCCATCAAAACAAAAATTAAATGTTTCTTTTTCTGCCCAACTTAATGTAGGTATTACTTTTATTCCTTTTTCTTGATAGTATTGTCCTATTAGTCTGCTACGATATATATTCCATATTTTTATTGCCATAGGCATATCCATATATAAACTGAAATCAGGACTAAATATACAATCATATTGTTTTAATATATCAATATAATCCTCTGGCTTATTCCATACTCTTTCAAATTGATAATCATCTAAATAAAAATGTATTCCTACCTCATGTTCTTTGCTTGTTTTGGCATAATTAAATCCTATAATATCTTTGGGAATATAATTATTATTTTTAATTATAGGTATTTGATAAAATCCCTCTGTTTCTATTTTATGTATAATATCTAAGTTGTATGCGTCATTTGTTCTATGTCTTTCATTCTCTTTAAATAAATTATCTATTGATAAATTTATATTAAATCCAAAATCAGACATATTTAAATTAAATGTATTGTTTAATTCTTCGTCTAGTAAATCAAAATTCCATTCAGATTTTTCTGCAACTTTATTATCTACTAATCTAAATGCTTTTATTTGTTCATCTGTTAAATCATCTGCAATTATACATGGTATTTCTTTTAGTTCTAATTGTTTACTTGCTTTATATCTTGTATGACCAGCAACAATAGTATTATTTTTATCTATAATTATTGGTACTTTAAATCCAAATTGTTTTATACTTTCTGCAACATATTTAACTGCTTCATCATTTTTTCTCGGATTTTTTTCATAAGGGTTTATTTCTTTTATTTTTTTATTAATTATTTCCATATATTTCTTTTCCTTTTAATAAAATTATGTTAATAAACTATCAGTACTTTTTATATTCAACATTTTTCGACATCATTTTATTCTTTTATTATGTTATATTAAATTTTATTTTTAAAAGTAGGATGTTGAAATGAATAAAATTGGTACTGTCACTGTATCTGTTTTTAAATCTAATGATGAACTCTCTACTTCATTTAAAGTTGAAATAGATAATGAAAATGTTGAACAGATTTCTTATATTGTCAAAGATGCTTTGAAATCTTATTAAGGCTAACTTTTGTTAGTCTTTTTTCTATATCCGAAACAATAATCATAATTCTTACATTCATTACATTTTCTTTTCATACACTTACTATAATCAATCTTCTCTTTCATAAGAACTGCACCTTGTATATATTGTATCTCCATTTTGGAATACTCTTATTTCACATTCAAATTTATTTTTGTTTTTACAGTTGTTACAGTGTTCTTTTATGTACTTTTTTATTCTTTCTTGATTATTCATTTGTTTCCCTCTTTTCTTATAAACACTATGTAATAATATATTGGATTTAATAAGTTAGCTATACTTATCTTTTAAGGCGTCTTGAGATATTTGATAAATTCTAATCCTTCTGATTTATCAACAAACCTTTTCCCCAACTTTTTTATATATCACTACATACTATTTATAAAAATATTAGAACTCGCTAGGAAAGTTCTAATAATAATTTTGAAAGGAGTGAGTAATTCATACCAAACTTATTTTTTATATTAATTACCTAGCAAATTAATATCATATTAAAAGAGCTGACTTTTACATCAACTCTTGGGATCTTATATGGTCGCTTCCGCGACTTTTTATACTATTATCAATTATAACTATAACATTTTTTTATGTCGTGATTACACCTTTTTTATCGTGTTCATCAAATTTATTTAATGCAATTCCATTCATTTTACATATATGTTTATAATCATAATTCATCTCACTTGCAACAGTTACTAACGATTTTCCTTGTATGTACACTTTCTCTAATACTACTTTATATGGCTGTTCTACTTTATCTAATTGTTCTATTATATCTTTTTGCTTCTTTTCTTCTTTTACTATTACTTTTAATATATCATTTACATCATCTAATAACACTGCTATTTTTTCTGCTATACTGTCTTCTATTTCTCTACTTCCGTTTTGGCATATTTGATAATACTGATGTTATATTTGTTATGCTTGTTTTATATTCTTCTATATGTTCTGTTCTATCTTTGATCCATTCTTGTGTATATTTATAATTTTTTAAATCTTCTCTTGTCATATCTTTTGTGTCCTCCTAATTTTTCAATTTTTCTAATTCTATTTTTATCTCATCTATTATATTATTTAATAGTTTCTTGTTATTATATGCTAATAAACAACACATACCATTATATAATTCATTTACTTTTTTAAATTGTTTGTTTTTATTCATTTGTATCCTCCTATCTTTTATGTATCTTCTGTAAATTTCTACTAGGTTTCATTTTTTCTTTTATTAATCCTAATTCATGCCTACTAAAACACTCTTTTATCCCTGTTATCTTTTCTTTATACATTATGTAGTTTGGATATTCTTTTTCAAACATGTATTCATGATTATTTTTACTTATTATTTTTGGTATTTTCATTTGTTTCAGCTCCTAATCTTTAAAAATTAAAATTGCTATAGTATTCCTAATGCTATATCTAATATCATCTTTTTACCTCTCTTTCAAATATTTTATTCTCGTTCTATTATTGTTATTGTTTCTTCTAGTTTATTTTCTATTTTTATTATTTTTAAGCTTTGTCTATATAACCTTTCTATTATTTCTTCTTTGTTTTTAATTTGCATTTCTTTTGTAAATTGTTCTAAAGTTTTTATATCTTTTATTTTTCTCACTCCTTTTTCAAATATTTATATTTTTAAATGAAGCTAATACCATTTCATTATTTTTTTCTAAACATCTTATATATTCTTTTATAACTGCTATTACTTGTTGCATTTTCTCATCTAAA